AGCCGAATACAACAGGGTAAAAACCAAGCTAAAAACCCTGTCAGACCAAGCCACAATGATGGCCGTAATCAGCAAGAATGTCGAATTACAGTGGCGAAACGCCTAGCTGGTAGCCTTATCGGGTGATTGCCGAAACCTGCTCATGTGGTGCCAAGTTCAAGACTGACGAACCTAACCCAATTGTCCTAGTCCGAGAGTGGCGCAAAAAGCACACCTGCCAGGAAGCAGCAACAGAGCTGAGAGATTATGAAACAAGCTCCACCATCGGATTTGCAGCCGATTACAGAGGCACCGGACTCGACATACCTGCAAAAGAATACGACCCTTGGGATGAATAAGAAAAGTTTTCAGCGGTTCCTAGATCGTGATGTTTGCTGTTCACACTGCGGGGTCACAGGCGAAACCCTTATACCCCAGCACAGGCAGAACCGAGGCATGGGTGGCAGTAAAGACCTAGACAGACCCAGCAACATCATTGTCTTTTGCAGTGCTGGCAACTTTATGCTTGAGTCAAACAGCAAGTTTGCTGACCTTGGGCGCAAGTTCGGCTGGAAGCTTGAGAGGCACCAAGTCCCCGAGCTGACCCCTGTTTACATGGGTGACGGCTGGTTCCTGCTAGATAACGACTACAACAGGACACCTGTGTCTAATGACGACATTGAATACTTCTGATGCTAGGGTCAAACCGGACACCCCAGAGCGGTCCCTGTAAATCCCAAAAGGATTAGATCAAACCGCTGGGGTTTGGCCCCTTGTACCAAACAGGTGCTAAGGTAAAACCATAACTAAATAAAAGTGCCCCCTAGAAGCCGAAACTCCTAGAGGGCGTGACACCAACAATCATCCTGTTGGCATCTCTAGCAATTATAGTGTGCCAACTCTTTAGAGAAAGGCACATTTGTGTTTAACTGGGACAATAAAAATCTCGCCGAGGTACTAGAAATGTACGGCGGAAACATCTTCATGGCTGAGATGGACTACAAAGCCTACGGACTCGATGCCGGTCAGTGGGTAATGCTAGTCAAAGAGGGCTACGACAATCGAGTCATCAGCCCAACTGTGATGATGCTTATGGCTGAGAGAGCTGCCACAGTATGAGTAAAGCTAAGCCAGGTATCTTTAGGGGCAAACTGCACTTCGAGAGTCAGTTCACTCAGATCCACAACGCTTGGATTCGGGACCCAAACATTAGCTACAAAGCAAAGGGCCTTTTGACCTACCTGCTAAGCCATGAGGTCGGATACACAATTACCATCGGTCAGATTATTAGAGAATCAGGCGATGGGAAGCAGTCTGTTAGGTCTGCCCTTGAGGAACTAATCAAGGCTGGATACCTAGAAACTCAGAGAACTACTGACGAGCGAGGCTACAACGCTGGCCTTGCTTACTTCATCAAAGACCCTGAAATGCCAAAGTCCGAAAATCCAACTTTGGATAATCCAACTTTGGAAAATCAGACTGCATTAGAAGATAACTTAATTAAGAAAACAACAAAGAGAGAAAACAGAGCAAGCAAAATTACAGATGATTGGAAACCAAGCCAAACCATCATTGACGATTATGGAAGTAAATACAAGGGACTCAATCACCAGCGTGAACTTGAAAAGTTTATAAACTACTATCAGTCCAAAGACATAGCCAGGAAAAGTTGGGATGGCTCGTTTAGGAACTGGCTACTAAACGCTATGGACTATCAAGGCATTGACAATAACCAAGAGCCAAAGCCAAAAGCCAAACCTATCTTTGGGAGAATCAAGTGAGCGAGTTTGAGCAGTTAGTTATCGGCTCTGTCCTACTAACCAACGGCAAGGCACTCGATGACCTAACACTGACAGCCAAAGACTTTGACGACCTTGGCCACGAGAAGATCTACGCAACGATGCTTGAGATGAAGCAAGCTCGCCAGCCAATAGATGTCATCACAGTCGGGGCAAGACTACCTAAGCTCGCCAGCTACTTGCATGACTGCATCACAGCAACCCCGACTGCTTCATCTGTTGGCTATTACGCTGAGCGTGTCATCGAGGAAGTCACTAGGCGCAAACTTGCACACGCCGGACAGGTCATCAACCTAAAGGCGCAACACGAGGACTTGGCAACTGTTATAGATCAAGCCAAAAAAGAAATTGACAATCTGTCTGACCGCAACACAGCAATCAAACCTAGCTATGTCAGCGATGAGTTGATTCCTTACCTTGATGAGATTGACAAGCCAAAGAATTACCCACTTAGTCCTTGGACAGACCTAAACGACATCCTTGGCGGTTTCAGACCAGGTGCGCTTTACATCATCGGCGCAAGACCTGGTGTCGGTAAGACAATAGTTGGGTTGCAGATTGCTTGGCATCTGTCAAAGCTTGGGCCTGTATCGTTTCACAGCCTTGAGATGGGCAAGTCAGAACTTTACAACCGCATTATTAGCATGGAAGCTGAGGTTTACATCGGCAACATTGAAAAGGGCACACTCAAAGAGATTGACTGGACCAAGATTGCTAAGGCAAGAGAGCAACTGCAAACACACCAGCTTGCTATCCATGACAAGTCAGGGCAAAACCTTTTGCAGATTAGGGCGATGGCTAATGGAGTTAAAGCCAACGGCAACCTAAAGGCTATTGTCATTGACTACCTTGGTTTGATTCAGGACACCGAAAAGGGGCGCAAGCGATACGAGATGATTACCGACATCTCCATCGGGCTAAAGAATCTTGCCAGAGATTTAGAAGTGCCGGTCATTGCCCTAGCTCAGCTCAATCGAGGTCCTGAGCAACGCAAAGACGGCGAGCCTGACCTTGCTGACCTAAGGGATTCTGGTGGTATTGAGCAGGATGCCGATGCTGTTATTTTGCTGCACAGGCAGTCAATCGCCGAGGATCAGTTCGAGTGGCAAAAGAGCTGGATGATTATGAAAGTAGCCAAAAACCGACAAGGTGGACTAGGCGAAGTAGGACTCAAGTTCGAGGGTCACCTGTCCAGAGTGGTTGAGGGCTAAGATTATGGCGTGGATGACAATGTGGCACTGTGTTGCCGATGTGGTGCTACCTGGAAGGTCAACACCCATAAGCGCAAGAGGAAAGACCTCAAGTGCCAGTCCTGCCGTATGCACCGAGCCTTGGTCATCAAATACGGCTCTGAGAAGTGCATACCTTGGCAGGGGGAGTTCGACAAGGAAACCCTCACCATCCCACTATTTGACGGCAAGCCAGTCTTGCCAGGCATCAGGTCTTGTGGCCACTCTGACTGCACCAATCCCAACCATGTCATAGGCGACCACTAGAGTAAAACAACAAGAGATAAGGAAAAGAGATGGCAAGTATCAAAGTCAAGGGCACCATTAGCCGAGTATTCTACGAAGGCAAGGGCATCGAGCTAACCGAGGCATACACAACCAAGGCTGGCGAAACAATCAACAAGCGATACACAGTATGGCTAAAGACACCGACCACATTTGACATCGGTGACGAGTTGCAGGTTGAGGGTCTTTACTCAGCCGAGATTGACAACTGGACCAACAAAGAGGGCGAGCCTAAGTCAAGCATCAAGGTAAGCATCAACAACCCTTACATCACCCCAGCCGACCCAGCTCAGGTAGTCAAGTCGTTGTTTGAGCCAACCCACGAGCCAAGCCCCTTTTGAGAAATCTCCGATGGCTAGTCCCTGCCCTCACCGCCGGCATACTAATAAACCTATCCCTGAACACAACTAGCGTTCTAGGGGGTTTGGGACTGGCCTTCGGTCTGCTCTACACCTGTGCTGCGATAATGGGAGCATGGGACTTGTATGGCAGAGCTAAGCCTTAGTGTTTCTGGTGATCCAGCCAGCCAAGGCTCACACGCCATTATCAACGGCAGAATAGTCCAGGTCAACAGCAAGAAACACAAAGCTTGGCGACAGGCAGTAGTCCAGTCAGCCATTGCAACCCTGCCACCGGACTGGGTGCCGATAGATGACCCCTGTGAGGTCAGTATCAACTTCTACCTGCCAAGACCCAAGACAGTTGACCGACCCAGCCCCTCAGTTCCCCCAGACCTAGACAAGCTCATCAGGGCAGTCTTTGACAGCCTCAAGGATTCAGGGGTAGTCACCGACGACAGCCGTATTGTCAGGGTGTCAGCTCGCAAAATCTATGCCCAAGGCATCGAGCCAGGGGCCACGATTACTGTAAAAAGCCTAGAATAACGACACGCCGAAAAAGGCAAAAAAACACAAAAATCTCCCAAAAAAACCAAAAAAAGGGTATAGGGTTTAGGTATGGCTCAAGGGGAGCCAACTTAGGAGATACAAATGAGAGCTTGGCTACTCACAATCAGCATCTTCCTATCCTTTGGGATGGTGCTTGCAATTCAGCAAGTTAGCGTCAAGTTCGGCTACCTAGTCGGTGCCGCACTAATAGCAATTCACTTCCTAGTTATCGCACTATGGTTCACTCGCAAGGGTGCCAGATGAACAAGAAACAACTAGCAAAAGTCCTAGAGGAAGCTCGCCTCTGGACTAACCAGGAATACGCAGAAAAGGGTGGGATGCCCGAAACAGACAGGTTTCACATACAAAGGCAAATCGCCAGACTGCAACTGATACATCACATTGCAGAAACTTACCTAGATGAAAAGAGAGAAGATGGGCAACTATAACCCCGAACCAATAGAGTTTGCAGTCATGGACTACAACCCGAACCAATACAACTTTGGGATTGCCAAGGCTGACGGAATCAACATGGGGCGCAAGATGATGAAGGATGAAGTCCTAAGACTCATCAACGCTGCTTATCCGCAACCAACAAAAGCAATCTCAATCATCATTGACCTAATCGAGGGGGTGCAAGTTGATCCAGATAGCAGTATCACAGCTTCCTCAAGATAAACTCGCCGCTTACATCAAGGGGCGCAGGGATGAGCAGAAGGCAGTCGAGTCGCTTATCGAGGCGATGCAGATTGACGGCACCTTAGACATCTCCACCGGACACATGATTATGGGATACCTAGCAACACTAGACAGAAGGCCAGAGGTAGAGGCATGAACGACCTACAAGAAATCATTGCCAGCAACAGCATCAAAGCGTTCAAGAATGGGATGCAACACGAGCGCAACCACATTATTCAGCTACTAGCCGAAACAAAAGACCAGACCCTATGCACCTGTCATGGTTGCAAGGAATGGCTGAACGCACTCGACTACATCATTGCCAGGATTGAAAACAAGATCCATGACTGATTATGATGACGGCATCAGGCAGGGCAAGCGACAAGAGCGTGAAGCCATACTGGAATACATCCAGTACCACCCACAGGCAACTGCTGAGGACATAACTGCCGAGATAGAGGGCAGATACAAGTTTGACCAAAGAATGAAGTTAGGGGGCATCGAATGGAACTCGATGAACTGGAAACAAGGCTAGACCTACTGGCTATTGAGCTGGATGTGCTGGCAGAGGTAATCAAAGGCATTGAGCAGCAGGCTAACGAGCTGGCAGACAGGCTAAAAGATGTTTAGGCTGGCATGGCGTGAATGGCTACAACGCAAGGCAGTTGACACTTGGTACCGAGGCTTTGCTGCCGGATACCAGGAAGGTCACAGAGATGGCATTGAACACTTTGTTGACCGAGTGATTTACGAGATAAAGAACGATGCAGTCCTAAGCACCAATACTGACATTGACACCATTGAGAGATTTGTCGAGATACTTGAGGCGGTGGAATACAGTGGCGAAACACCGAAAGGTTAGACAACCGACTTACTGGAAGTTTCTACTACGCTGGTACAAGTACCTAATTGAGTATTACGCTGGCAGACTTGTCAGGGCTTACATCTCAAGAGGGTCAAAGTAAGAGAGGGCAACAATGCTTGAAGGGTTAGAACCACCAAAACGATTACCAGCTTGCAAGGTTAGAGCTGTCACAGAATCGCTAGAGCCAAAGGATCAAGAGATACTAAAGAAGGCACTAGCAAACCCAGAGTGGCCACACTCGACACTCACACATGAGCTAAACAAGCGTGGCATCAAAATCAGCGAGCAACCTATTCGCACTCACAGACTAGGAAGATGCTCATGCTAGAAAACTTAATTGCAGATAGAATGGAAGCACCCCTGCGTTGCGCAAACAACCAGGGGCATGAGCAGACTGAAAAGGAGTCTACTGTGCCCCATCTTATTATGTGTAAATGGTGTAATCAACCAAAATTACCAAGTGACTTTACTTGGGACAACAAGGCAGCTAATCGTAAAAAGATTTTTTGTCAGGATTGCGACAGGGCTAGACAGCACGCTTATTATCAAAAAAACAGGGCTGAATTGCTTCTAAAGAAACAGCAAGAGTACGCAAATAATCCTTTACCTTATCTACAGAAAAGTGCTGACTACAGAAAGCTAAACGCTGAAAAGATAAAGCAAGGTCACAAAGATTGGGCGAGTAAAAACCCACAAGCCGTAAAGGCCCATAGCAAAAAGAGAAAAGCAGTTATCAGGGGTGCTGAGGCAAAAAAGATTACACATAAAGAGATTGCTAATTTGATGGCTCAAAATTGTTTTTATTGTGGAAGCGATCAAGAGATTCAAATAGATCACATTTTTCCAATTTCAAGAGGCGGTAAGCACCAAATCGGCAATTTAGTTGCCGCTTGCAAAAGATGCAACATCTCAAAAAATAAGTGGTTTATTACTGAATGGCAAATGATGCAGAAAAAGAGGACCCAATGGTCTTAGAAAACTTAGAGCCAACCCCGAGGATTACGGCCCCGAAGGATTGGCGACCAGCGGTGGAGTTCGATGGCACTATCGGTCAAGCCACAACACCACCAACCACCGGCAACCAGCCAGACTTCACTCAGTTTCTAATTGACCAAGGCTTTGACCCTGAGAGAGTAGAGATCTATGGTCCTGTTAGAACTTCACGCTGGCAACAGCGAGAGGGTGGGGACTGGCTGGTTAGCTGGCGGTTCAACTTCCGCACTAAGGCAGAGTTAGACCTAGACCTGCCAACACTTTACGCTCAGGCTAAAAAGTCAGTTGGCAAAGTTGCCAGAGATACAAAAGAGGGCAAGGCATTTGTTATTGTCCCAGCCGATTACCAGGTAGGCAAAGTAGGTAGCAGAGGCAACACTCAGGACT